AAGCTTCTCGTTGATGTCCTGGTCGAAGTAGCCGCTTTGCTCCCGAGCAGCCCTGTTTTCAGCAGCCAGCCTGGTGGCATCTTCTTCCGCATACTTGCCCGCCAGGCGGATCTCCTCGTCAATCGCTTCCAGCGGGTTAAAGACTGCTTCCTGCAAAGCAGGGCCAGGGTCTTCAAGGATTGGATCAGGGGTGCTGTCAGGCCGGACCTCGCCCTGGTCAATTGCTTTCTTGATGATCTGCTTCTTCAGCGCAGTCCGCTGCTGTGGGGTCAGCGGCAGGTCTTTTCGCTCGTCGTACCACTCAATGAACTGAGAGGCCCAAGCGTCTCGGTCAAGCTCCCGTACAACCTTGTTCCAGTCAGCAGGCTTAGGCGTCATGACCACTGGATCTGGCTGGCCAGCGTCCATCCATTGCCCCCACTCGTCGTACTGCGCATCCATCTCCGCTTTCTTCTTCTCGCGGTTCTTCCGCTTTCTGTCTGTCAGCAGGTATTTGTCAGCGTCTTTGCGCAGCTGGAGCAGCTCCTCGTTGGGTGTATCGGCATATTTCTCGTCAAAATTCAGCTCCTTATCGGGGGCTGCCTCTGCCTCTGCCTCCGGCTCTGGTGTTGGCTCAGGCTTGGGCTTAACAGTGGGCTCGGTCTGGCCAATTTCAGTAACCAAGCGCTTAACGACCGTGGACTTGTTGGCTCCCTTGGCGATGTCCTCGACGCCCTCATTCAGGAGCTGACTGATCGGGCTGCCCTCTAGATATTTCTCGGCCTGGAATGTGCCGATCGCCTGCTCCATTGCCTGGGCCTCAGCCGTAGCCGCGGCCTGGTCCACGTTTGTATTGCCTCGTTCGGCGAGCTTCTTCGCAGCTTTGTCCTTCGCGGTCCTCTGAAACAGGTTTTTGTCAGACGACAACGCAGACCGGATCCTTGCTGCCAGGTCAGCCTTAATCGCCAAGGTGTCCATGTATTCGGCACCGAACAGGCCTGCCTGCCCGGATTCCACCTTTGGCGCGGTTTGAGCCATCTGCACCAGCTCAAACGTGGCAGCACCGCTTAAGTCACGACTCATGCCAGCGATGCGGATCATGTCCTCGGGGCTCAGCCCGCTTTGGCCAATTGCAATGGCCTTGCCGATTTCCAGCACGCCATCAACCGCGTCCTGGAAAAGCCCAGGCGGCAGCTTGCTTAGCGCCAGGCCCTGTGCGCCCAGGCCGCTCGACATTGGGATTCCATTGGCCTCCAGCGCTTCAACGCTGTCGATGCCTTGCTCTTTCAGGTACTTGGCCGCATCAAATGCAGTGCCGCTACCACTGGCGATGTTGACCGCAGCGCCGAAAGCCCTGGCCTGCGGGGCCTCGCGTGCCTGGATTCGATTGACGCGGATGCTGCCGATGCCCAGCGACTTGGCCTTGGCTAAACGGTTGTGGCCATTAACGACATACAACTTTCCATCGGCTGAGTCTTCCCATACGTCGATGACGCCCTCGAAGTCCGGGTTCCATTTCTCGACGCCATCCAAAGAATTGCCTTTCTGAACGCCATCGGCATCAACGCCTTGCTTGTACTGAAAGCGCTCTGTACTGGTGAAGATGTCGTTTACATCGACAACATCTCCGGTGTTGACGTCCTGAAGTCGTCTTGCCTCAAAAGCCATCCAACCGCTGGCCCGGAGGCCTTCCATCCCGTCAAGCACATCCGACCGGGTGAAGTCAGCAAACTCCTTACCGGTAATGGCCGAAACCTTGCGGAACAGTGCTGGGCTGTTCTTAGGGTTGGCGGCATTGATGATCACACTGTTGGGCAAGGCTTCCAGCTGATCCCGGTAGGGAACCGCTGAGTCGGCCAAGTTCCTCGCAGGGAGCGCAACCAAGCTCTCGGGTACGGGCTCGTAATCAACGGCTTCCTCAAGCTTGGCGTTGAGGTTTTCAAGCACGCTGCCTTCTTCTGTCGCCAGCTCCTGGAGCTGCACGTCATCCAGCTGGTTCTCAGCAATAACGACAGTGCTGACTTCAACCTGCTCGGGTGATGGAGGCTCCTTAGGCCCTTGCATTGGGTCGGGCCCTTGCATCGGAGGCATCTCGGGCCCTTGCACCGGAGGCATCTCGGGCCCCTGGGTTGGAGGCACCTTCGCCGCTTCTGCCTCGTAGCGATCAAGGATGTTGCCTTTGTCGGCAGGTGGTTCCTTGGGCCCCTGCATTGGGTCGGGCCCCTGCATTGGAGGCATCTCGGGCCCCTGCATAGGGGCTTCTTGCGGGCCGTATTGCTCCGGCGTGAACTCGTATTCACCATCAGCATTTTTCTGCTGAACGCCGTTGTCCTCTGTCCACTTACGGCTGTTGCGCACCTCCTCAGCAGCCCGCTGCGCCCGCTGCTTCCGCGAGAAATTGGGCAGCAGGGCATTGATGCCCTGGATCGGCAAGTTGATCGCACCGCCAAACGCCACGCCAGTGGCGGCATTGCCTGGGATGTTTTGGAAGAACGCCGACCAGTAGCTATCTCCCGGCTGGATGTTCGAGAAAGGTGCCGGGTTCTCGTATGGGTTTTGGAAGACGCCAACAAGCGACTCCTCAACACCGACCGCAGCAGACCACCTGGCAAGGCTCTGGGCTCGCTGGGGCACGCGACTAACCCCTGCTGCCATTGGCGCCTTCATCCACGCCGGCAGTGACCGCAAGGCTGGCCCCGCAAGGCCGCCCAGCTGCATCGTCAGGAACGTGGCAAAGGCGTTCTCAGTAACAAACTGGCCGCCGCCTTGCACCGCCCGCGAATCCGGGTTGATCGCGAGCTCCTCCTCCTTGGGCACGCCCAAGAGAGTGGCGCTTGTATCGACTAGCCCCTGCCGGAACTGCTGCCCAGGAGGGCCCAGGAAGTTCAGCGGGGTTGTAGCTGCCCTGAAGCCGCCCTGAACAATCTCTCGGCTGGAAGGCAGAACATTGGTTGTCTCGCCCTCCGGCGACTTGTAGACCGGCATGACGCCGACGTTGCCCTGCCTGACGTAGCCCTCGTTGACAGACGAGGAACCCGCAGCAAACTCCTGAACCGGCTTAACAATTGAGTTATTGAGTAGATCAACCGCCTGCTGCCCAAACCACTTCAGCTCATTGCCAGGCTTGGTGGCATAACGCTCCCATCGGATCGGCTCTTTCTTTTCCTCGTCCTTCGGCTTCTCCGTAGGAACGTAAGGAATCATCTCCAGCGCATCTAGCTGCCGAGCCTCTGGCACTGATTCAGATTGCTTCTGTTCCTATTCTGCGGCCTCGTAACCGTTAAGCCATATAGGCCCAGTTGTTTATGGCGGCCAACCTGCCCAAACCCAGGCTTTCTAATCTGCCTGTCGCGGCCGCATTGGCCTGAAGACCTGCCTGAGTGCGCAGCTTTTTCTTTACGCCGTCGTACTCCTCCTGAGTCCAAGTCGGCCGGTAGTTCGGATAGAACTTCAGCTGTGTGTCGATGATCTGGAAGGCGTCTTTTGTCCTGGCATCACGCATGAAGCGCAAGAACTGAGGCGGTAGCTCTCCACCCTCAATCAGGTTCCGCACCAAGCCATCAAGAGCCGGCAGCGACAGGATTGCCTGCTCGCGCCATTTGAAGACCCGCTCCCTTCTCAGCGGGAAATCATCCAAGTCCTTGATCTCATACCGAGGCAATGCTTCCGGCTGAGCCTCATACCCAGCCGGCGGGTCAACCTGTTCCGACAAAGGGCGACCGCCATTTTCAGGGCTAACGCTCGGCAAGGAGTCGGCATACGCCGGGCTGGCGGGGAATAGATACCTGCGATTTGCCTCGTCGTTTTTGCCGTAGTCCTGCATTGCCTGCAGGGCAATCTCTTTTGCCTCAACGGGGCTTGGCTCCCTTTCGTTGTCCTTAGTCCATTGATTGATCGCCGAGGTGATGTGCTTGTCGTATGCCAAGTTCTGCCGCAGCAAAGAGGCTTTGACATCAACATCGTCGGAGGGAACGCCTGGGTAGAACTTGGCTATCTGCTGGTCGATGAAGTCATTTCGTATCCCAACAAGATCCGGGTACTTGCTCATCGCGCTGATGCTGTCGAAGTATTCCTTCAGTCGGCTGTAACCCTGCTGGTAAGCGACGCCCTGCATTGCGTCAGGCACCTGCGCAGATGCAAGAGCCAGACGCTGCAGCTCCTCCTGCTTGTTACCAACCGCGCCGGTCGTAACGCGCCGGTCAAAGTCTTGAATCCAGTTGGTCACTGCCAATGGATTACGCATCTGGCCCTGCAGCGCTGATTCGTCGGAAAACACGTCCAAAAGCTTTCCGCGGATCTGCTGGCGCAAAACCCGACCAGTTCCCGTCAGGTTCCCGTCAGCGTCGTAATAGATCTGCTGGTTGCCGGGCTCTTGCATCCAGAGCTCAAGCGCTTCTAGCGCCGCGTCCATCCGATCTTTGCCCTGGGGCATGGACTCCACTGCTTCAGACACATATCCCATCGCTCCATCCGTCTGTGTCTGGATCAATCGCTGCCGCTGCGTGTAGAGCTCGCGTGACATGCGGTTATCAACTTCAAGCGCGTCATCCCGATAGGCCTCGCCCAACGTCAGCCATCGCTTCTGGCCATTCACAACAAGCTGCTTGCCGTCAGCGCCCATGGCCGGGACTGTCGAAGTCAGGCTGTCCAGCAACTTCCGGCCTGTCGTCCTGGGGCCAAACACCGGACGAGTCAAAAGATCCTTGTAAGCCTCCAAAGTCCATTTGCTCCGCTGGCCCGGAAGCCCAGCCATCTCTCCGTGCTCAGCCAGCAGCTTGTCGGCTAGATCAATCAGCTGAACCCGGAACTCATATTCGTTATTAGGCGTACGAGTCATGGTCACCACAGACCCGTCCGGCTGTGGAATATCAACTCGACCAGTTGCCAGCGCTGTCTCAAGTAACTGGCCGACGTTGTTTGAGATCACACGCGGCTGGTTGGTGTCCAGCCACTTCACGCGGTCTTTAACGACCTGGCTGGTTAGTGCGTCTGATGCCTTATTGAACGGCTGCAGAACATTGCTCTGAAAGCTGGGATCCCCCTCATCAACGCCATACAGGTCTTTCAGCTCATTCAGCTTTTCGCTGCGGAGCTGGACCATCTTCGACATGCCCTGGTCGCCAGAGAGGTAGTCCTCTGGGCTGATCTGCGCCGCAAGTTTTGGCAACTCAACCTTGAGCTTTTGCCCAAGCGAGTAGGTCATCCCACGCTTCCAACCCCACTCCCGGTAGGGGTTCAGAGCGTGCATCAACCAGCCCGCTTTGGGGTCTTGCGCTGTCAGCTTGCGAGCAGCAGCCTGCCTTTCTTTCAGCGACAGCTGAGTTTGAGAATCGAGCAATGCCTCGGCCCGCTGCGCCGCTGCAATTGCCGCCTTCTCGTTGTCGTCCATGATCTTGCCGGCCAGCATCACGCCGCCGGTCTTCATGGCCTCAGTAACCGCAGGGTTGAACTTGGCTAGCGATTGCGCCAGCTGCTCTGCCTGGTTGTACCCCTGATAGCTGCCAACACTGTTCTGCCCAACAGTGGTGATCGGTTTGACCTGGGGGGTCTGCCTGGGGCCAGACGGGGGCCGCTGGACTTGGTAATCAACCGGATTGATGTAGGCATCAACCGGCCTGGCCTCGGGCGCCAGCTCGTACTGAGGGATGTCGGGGCTCTTCATCCTTTACCTCCAACGCCGCCAAGCGCCTTGTTGAGCTTCATCACCAAGTTGTTGCTTGAGCCACTCGTTGAGGCCAAGCCCATGATCGACTTGTTCACCTCTAGCCCGGTATTCAGCGCACTAAATGCCGAGCCAGCGTTATCCAAGAACCTTGTGTCGGCTGGTGCTCCGCCGCGCATGTAAGGCTGCGGTGGAGTCATCAGTGCCGGCAATGGCGCGAATGGCATTGTCGGCTTCTGGATTGGTGCCTTCACATAGAACTGCTGGCTGTTGTACTGGTTCAGGTATTTGGTGATCAGGCTCAGCTGGTTCCTGCTGTATTGACGCTCCTGGAAGCCCTGCCGCAGCGTCTTGAGTGCTCTGTAGTCACCCATCTGCTTGCTGGCATTGCGCACCCAGCGATCCATTGATTTGCCCTCTTGGGCAGAGGCCATATAGGAAGCCGACTGCTGCAGGCCCCGATACATCATTTGCTGCTCGGCAACAGCCTCAGAGATGCCCCGTTCCCGGTAAGCGGCTTGGATTGCTTCTGCATTAACGACGTAATCGGTAGCCGCCCCGACCCTGGCTTCCAAGACCCTTTGGGCCTGCGCAATCTCTTTGGCAAATTCATAGTTCTCTAGTTGGCCGGCGTAAGACAGGTTTTCGTTGTACCTAACCCGTTCTCCCCAGAACTGGTATTGGCTATTGAGGTTCTGCCGTTCGGCATTGAACCCCGCCTGCCATGAGTTGAACTCCTGCTGGACGGCCTGGAAAGCCGTCTGGTCGCGTTACTTCGTCTGCCTGGCGTTGTGCGTCTGCTGGTTTTTGATGAACCCAAGGCCGGCCTGGGCCGCCATGATCGTCATCGAAATGGGTTCCATCAGCGATCCCTCCAGAAGTGACAGAACAAGGCCGAGCAGGGACCGTAGGGCGCAGGTTGGTCCACCTCAAATCCCAAGTGCTTCAACCACTTAATCGAAGCATCGTTTTTGGCATAAACGTAGTTATGCAACGGGCCCACTTCGTTCACGCAATCGTCCACCCATTTTCGACCTTCCGTAAGCAGTTGCCAGCGTGCATGACGGCCAACCGTCGCCTTCTCTGTCGCCAGCATCCAAATCTTGTTGCCGACTACGCCAGCCATCCCGCAGGGTTCGCCTAGTTCAGTCGCAAATGCGGAGCATTTTTGGCTGTCCAAAAAGCTATAGACCACCGCATCGGTCGGCGCGATCCCATCACTCAATGCCACCTCCTTGCAATCCTCAGCCCTGAGGTTGTCCCCGACGTAATAAGCAACGTCAATCGTGGGCTCAATCCATTTCATCGGCGACTCCGAGATACGTCGGTCAAGTTCCCGACCCATTCACAGGTAGAGAACTTGCAGGGGTGTGGCTGGTCGTTGAGGATCTCGCAGAAGATCCGGTTGCCATCGCCCATCACCGGGAAGCTAAAAACGCCCTCGTAATAACGCTCAGCGTCCTGGACCACATGCGGCGGCTGGCCAATCCATGCGCCGCGTACCGCAATGTCGGTTGCGTCATATCTATAGAGGCCCTCCTGTCGGTTCTCCGGGAGCACCTTGATCTCGAAATAGCCGCTTTCGTGATACCGGAGCTTGGCCCTGCGAATCTGCGTTCGATAGGTGTTGACCGCAGCCTTGCCGCCACCGATCTCGGTGTAGTACTTGAACTTGGTGAACCGATACCGGAACTCGTACGGCTCACCGGCCCAAACCTGTGTGTCTGACCAGTCACCGCGAGCAGTGAATGTTGTGCCCTCGGTGATCTCGTCCAGCTTCACTGGCCCCGGCTTGCCAGTCGGACCTGTCTTGTAGGCAGACCACAGCTGAGTTGTTGCTGTCGCTGTGTAGGGCAGCGTCCAGGTGGTCGTGTCAGCGTCTTCATCAAAAACGCCTAGGGCCATCCGCACGCCAGCCGGTACAGCAGTCGTTGAGCTGACCAAACGATCCAACAGCATCGGATAAGGCGAGAAAACCTCCTCCTGCATCCGATCCATCACAGAGATTCGCTCCAGCCACACCTCAGTGCCACGGGCGACCAACACATAAAGCTGCTCTTGGATCGCCTCGACCTGGAGGATCTCGCCGTTCAAGTCCCAGTAACTCCAGCTGGACTGCGCACGCTCTGCGCCCTGGCCTGAATTACGGAAAAACCACTTGTAGACGTAGATCCGGCGCCTGAAATCAATTCCGCCTTCGTGGTTCTTGCCGCTGATGACGTAGGCCGAGTTGCCCGTGTCATTCACGGTCATCTTGAAACACTCGCTTGGGATGTAGCTGGAGACGTAAGCCGTGATGTCGGCTGAGTCTGCAGTCAGCGCTGTGCCAGCACCCCGAACGCTGAACTCGCGGAATTGACTCCACTGCTCATTGGACTGGGCAAACAAGATCCCGCCAGCGGCCTGCTGGGGCCTGACGGAAATATCAACATCGAACTGCGTCAGGATTGTGATCTGCGCCGTAGAAGGCGTCAGGACCGTTTCCGCTGCGTTGAACCGGAACTGATACTGCTCCGAGAAGATGATCAACTCGTCCTGGTACGGCACGGCGTACTGCAGCACCGAAACCCGGTTATTCGACGCGATCACATCAATCGGGTCGGTGTCCAAGATCGTCGTCACCGTCTCCGGGAAGAACTCAAAGAAGTCCCGCGTGCGGCTCAGGATCACCGCCTCATCCGACAGGAACCCGAGCCGGTTCTTGTAGATAAAGATGTCGTTGATCTTGTTGTTCAGGAACGTCGGCAGCGGGCTGGTTAGATCGTCGCCAGCTGTCCTGTTGCCCCACCGCGGAATCTCCAGCTCCCAGTCATCAGGCGCAGTCCCGCCAGTAAGCGTGCGGCCATCGGCAGGACCAAAGAAAAACTCGCCATCAGGCTGCCGCACCAGCACATGCGGCATCTGGTTGGGGTCAATGATGAACTCAACGCCAGGCGAAACGCACTCAACCCAGGAACCCTCGGCGAAAGTGCCAGACCGTGGCTCAAATTCGACGTGATAGTTGTCGTAAGCGTTCCCAGGGTCGCCAATCACCTCGACCTGATACCCCTCTGGGGCCACAGTCGGCAACTCAGTGAAGGTCTGCACCTCATCCAAGATTGCCGTGATGGTCGTATTGGATTTGGCGTCAAACACCTCGATGGTGATTGGGTCGTTGGCTCTGAGCCAAAGCACCGAACCGCTCCGGCTGACGGTTAGGCCAGTGATGTCCTCTAAGCCATTGAGGTTGCCGCCGGTCATCAGCTCCTCGGCAATTTCCTCCGAACTGATACGGAACTCAGTAGTGGTGCCGCCGGAGCTGGTCACAGGAGCCACAGGCGTTTCGACCGTCACGCTGGTTGATGGGCCATTGCCGACCCGGCAGATCACCCTGTACTCATTGCCGTAGCTGGCCTGCCGCACCCACACCAAGCACTCATGCTCCGCCGGACGCGCTGTTGCAGGTGCTGTGTCCGCCTGCATCACGGTGGTCCGCTGGGTATTCAGCAGGAAGGTGTAGTCGGCAATGGTGACGCAACGGATCTGATTCCTCGCATCACTGACGTTCTCTGACGCAGGCAGCCCTGGGTTTGGCCTGGTGTCGTTGAAATAGTTGAAAACACCAGCAGCTGTATTAACGGTCTGCGCAACGCCATCGAGATCAAACAGGTTGATGGCGTTCGTGCGAACAACCGCGATGTATTTCTCATTGGCATCCCGCTGGATGGTGTGAATTGCCGCATCACCAAACAGCGTCTCGCTCACCCTTGCGATCGTCCGGCTGCTGTCCCGCTTGCGCAGGCCCTCGGCAATCGAGCTCATGCCATTGATCTGGATCGACCCCTGGCTTGGGTCGCGCTGCGCATCAGGCTGCTGGCTAACCCCCTGGATCAGGTTGGGGATCGTGTAGGCAATGTTTGACATCAGAACCAAGCAAGGCCGCCAGTGACGCGGCGGTTAGCCAAGCCCGACCCAGGCAAGTAAGTCGGGAACTGCGACATCCCGCCCGTGAGGATGTTGGCGTGGTTCTGCGCCAGCTCCATCTTCTCCACCTCAGCCTTGGCGTCCGCCTCGTCTTTGCTGGTGTATTTGAACAACGCTTCGCTGCCCAGGGCCCTGTCGCTAAACACGCGAGCAGCGCGGATGGTGCTCCAGCGGTTAAACGTCTCTGGGCTTTCATCCCAGCTCAACAGCCAGATCACATCAGCTCTGATCTCTGGCACCTCGTCCGGGTCGATCAGATAGGTCTTGTTGGCAACGTCGTAAACCTTGTTGCCGCGTGCCTGGAAGCGGCCATTCCACTGGTACTGGTTAATCGAAAACTCAACGGCATTGGGCGGAACCAGCACCTGCTTGGTCGCTGCGTCCGGCTTGAACGACACTCCGTACTCGGTGTTCCAAGTCCATCCGCAGCACTGGCCCTCCTTGTGGAACTCAAGAATGGTGCGCTCCGCCATCTTGGCGTCCTGGATCTGCTGGTTGTTCAGCGAATCGACTGGCTGCTCGCCGATGTTCTCCAAGCAGATATTGACCGCATCAAGAAGCGTGGTTCTCCCTGGCAGCTTCGACTGATTGACAAATGGCATCAGCTACAGGGTCGTTGACCACATCGTATTGGGGCACAAAAAAAGGGGCCAGTCTCCTGACCCCACGGACTGCTCGTGTCCTTCCCGAAACTACTCAGGGAACCTGAATAGAGGCGGCACACTCAGCGCGAAGCTGACCCATACCGATTGCCTGGCGGGCAACCAGCAGATCTGCCTGGAACTGAACCCGGAACTCGGGACCAGTCATCTGCAGAGAGGGGCTCAGCAGAGTCACAACGCCAACGGCGTCGCGGTGGAAGATCAGACCTTTGCAGTCGCTCAGGTCCTGTGCATAGTCGGCGTTCTTGTCACCGTTCTGCAGGGTGTAAGCAGGCTGATTTACATGATTGCTCATGTAGATCGGAATACCTGCAACACGCATGGTTTCACCAGCGGCAATGGTGCCGTTGGAACCATTAGCACCGTTGAAGTCGGTGTTAATAGCGCGACTGGATTGGGAAATAAGGAAATAGTCCTCAGGAGTGAAAACGCCATACAGGTTGTCTGTAGGAACGTCTTTTTCCTCGAAGTTGACGCGGCAATCGAAGATTGCTTCGACTAGCGCATCACCTTTTTCCTGGTTGGTTGCTGCGGCATCGGTGTACTCGGTGCCAAGATCCAAGTTGAAGCCAGTGCGGCCTGCGTTTACAGCCTTGTTCAGAGGCTCAGTGGTGTTCTGAGCAGCTGCAAAGATCAAGCGAGCAACACGACGGTCGTACTCATACGCCAGAGCCCTGCCGAGCTCCTTTGTGTAGTACTGACGTACGTCGTAGTAATTCATTAACTCGTCAAGTTGACTAATAGCGATGTCGCTAATCATCAACTCGTCGAGCTCAATTACGCGCTCGTTGAGTGCAGAAGGCTCGTTAGTTTGCCCGAGAATCGGGCGGCCTGGCTGGTGATAGGTAGCCTCCATGCGACCCGTAATCGGGAACGCTACGGACTTGCCTCCACGGATATTGCGCTCGCGGGTCTTGCCCTTAAAAACGCAATTTCTGAGGAAGGCGTCCAGGACCTCGGTGCTCCCAAGCTTGAGAAATAGGGCGCGCCAGCCGTCAAGATCGGTTGTCGATCCCCATTGGCCGCCAGTGCCCTGAATCTGGCCAGAACGGGCTAGCGCAGCATTAGGAGGCGAAGTGTCAAATGAAATGGTCATGATTAGAAGTCAGCAAAGGTTTGCGATGCCAACTGCCTACGTCTCCAGGGTGTCCTCCTCGAAGGGCCTGTTTCTGGTCAGTGGTAACCCGAAACTAACTCAAATAGGGGAACGAGACAAAATCTCCACGACCTTATTCCTGTAGGCCTCATCAACCTCATACAGAATTTGGCCGCGGTCGTTGAAGCTCAATCGGTGGCCAGTGAGCTGACGGACGCCGATACGGCTGAACTCAAGCAAATGGTTGGCGGCGAGGAGAAGTTTGCCGAGCTGAGCGGCTGGGCCGCTAAGAACCTCACCAAGGAGGCCCTGGCGGAATACAACGAGGTTGTAGACAGCGGCAACAAGGCGGCAATCAAGTGGGCTCTACGGGCGCTGCAGGGCAAGTACAAAGCTCCTGATGCGGTGGTCGAGCCCAAGCTCTACGGGGGTGGAAATGCCCCAAGCCCTCAAGTCTTTGAGTCCCAGCAGCAGCTGATGGACGCAATGAATAAGCGCAATGATCGCGGCCAAGTTCTGTATGAGGTTGATGAGGCCTACAGGAATAAGGTCGTTGAGATTTTGTCTCGTTCCCCTATTTGAGTTAGTTTCGGG